GTTTTTAGGTTCCACTTACCAGCGTTTGCTTTTGAAGTAACAACAATTTTCATTGTTCCCCCCTATGGATGCGCCGGTAATCCGGCATAATAATCTCTAAGTATTTCGTCAGCAGATAAAGTGCGATTATAAAAACGCACGATGTCGCAGCGGCCTTCAAGATAAGCTGCGCTATTTTGGGCGCGCCCGACTTCCCAGTCAACCGGGTCGTTGTCCATTGGGCCACCGGGCGCAATAGAACCCTCAAGGGCACCGTCGACGTAGAGGCGCAGGTTCGTGCCATCGTATGTCACCATGTAGTGATGCCAGTTGTTGTCGGCGTAATCATGCGTACCAGTAATACCCTTTAGGGAATTGCCGACGAATATGCCGGCGAAAGGGAAGCCGTCACTATCCCTTTGACTTAGAATGAAACAACGACTTCCTAGGTTATCTCGACTAATAAGGCGCTCAAACGCCGATCCTGGTGCTGCGTCGTCTTGACTGGCCCATGCTGTTACTGACCAATTATTTGTAAACTGTAACTTAGTAGGGTTGCCAATGTTTACAAACGACTCACCGTTGAAGTTAGGCCAGGTAAACGCAGCACCTATAGTTCCATCTGTGCCATTGGCAGGGTTAGGCATCAGGTCATACCAAGTTGTACCACCGTGACTCAGCCGCTCGTAGCGAGCGGTTGCGTCACCGGTCACATCAGGCTGGTAAACGCTCCTGCTGGACGCTTCAGTACCCCCGTGAATGTGCCGCTTCCTTGGCATCTCTAACCTTCCCACCGTGCCGGCCCGCTTGGGCGCATATCGTAATGCACAAATGTGTTGTAACTTCCTATACCACCGTTTGGGATTTTTCCAGAGGCAACCAACTCGTTGATTACTGATTTGAGCCGGTCAAGCTCGTGCTCACTGAACACCGATGGCGTGAGGTCAGCGGCGCGTGCTTCCACATGTTGCGACCGGGTAGCCCCACCAATCCTTTTATTATAGTCGGGGTCTCTGTATCCACTGTTGACTCGGATAGGTTTACCAAAGTGATTTCTAATCGTTTGCAGGGTCCAAGCCAAGTGGCGCAGGCGATCAGGATAAGGGCAGTGCGCACCGCTGTTGCAGTTTAGTTCCGCTTCACTAAAGTTTGGGGGGAATCCTTGGGACATGATCAGCCTCCATCAGCTTCTGTCATTTTATCAAACACGGGAGCCAGCGGCGGGGGAACCTCAGTGCGTTGTTCGACTGCTTTTTTAGCTTTTGTTTCTTCCCTATCTTTGGCGTCAATGGCGTCCCCTAAACGCTTAGCTTCTGCTGCATAAACCTCGCTCACAAACTTGTTTGTTTTCTCTAAATGCAGTGCCAGTGCTTCAAGTTTCGCTTCCCCCTCTGGCGGCAACTTTTGTTTGCCATAGCGAGCTTGCAGCTTTTTTTGTTCTTTCTTAAGTTCTCTTTTGATTTCTTTGTCAGTAATACTTGCCAGGGCATTGACCACCTTGGCTGCTTGGTCAGGGTCAAGCTCCATCAACCGGCGCCCCGTCCAAATGCGCAGCAAATGCGAACCAATATCGTAACGCACTGCCTGATTATTTTCTAATGATCGGTCATAGGTGCTGAAATATTCATAAAGGTTTTGACCTTCACTGAGCACAGCGTCAGCAGGCAACTTGTCGAGGGCAATCGTGGCAGCGGTGTCAATGCCAGCTTGAATAAAGCCCGGAATCAATCGCGCCCCGATTAGTGCAAAATAATCTTTTGGTTCTATGGCTCGCTGATAACGATCCTCTGAGGTTGCAATCTCAGTGAATAACCCAGTAACCAAACCAGTATCCCAAAGAATACGGGCAATCTCACGAGTCGGCGGCCGCTTGCGGTTTAGTGCCTGCTGGATTTTCTTGTCTGTTTCGCTGCGGGTAAAGCCCTGCATAGCCTCGATTGCATTAGCTAATCCAATCGTAAAGTTCCGGGTGCCCATGCTTTGCGCAACATAAGAACCCGGCTCAAGCCATGACGCCATTGCTACCCATTGCGGAAGTGCCTGCTTTAGAACGTTGTCGCCTTGCGTTTCGGTGTCCCGAGTAGCCAGCAAAATTGACGCCCTTCGCATGTCCGCAAAACTCTGACGCCTGTACTGACGCGCTGCAATGAAAGGGTCTGTACTCAGTGCTGGCATCTTGCCAAACACTGCTTGGGTACCCATGCCCTTTTTAATAAAAGGCAAATCCAAAGACTTCCACGCCCACGTTTTGAACGGGCCAAAACCGAGCGCATCCCAGTTTCTGGCTAGTGTAACCCAACCCGGCACAACATTATAATCAAAGTATAATGAGTTTGCATAACCAACAGATGCGTCAATCTTTAGCTGTTCTAATTTGTCGAGTGCCTGAGCCCCTTTATAAGTGCGGTTTCCAATAACCACCTCATACTCATCGGGTGGTATAATGGTATCCTCACGCAATTCGCGTTTGGTTTTTGCTCTTAGTTTTCGTTGGTCTTTACGAAAAGGTCTGAACTCCGATTTCACTCGGTACACAGTGCCAAGCAGTTTGTTGTTTTGGCTTGGGTCTACAAACGTGTATGATGTGCCTGGAGCCATATCAAACACGTCCTCATCCAGTTGCCGCAGAGCTTTGCGAGTATCCGTCAGTTTGAATATTGAATCACCTGCTTGATAAGCAGCGTCAGCGGTTTTCATAATAGTGCCAACAACTGGCAGTTTACGCCATCCACTGGTCAGATTGTCTGCTGCCCGATATGCTGGATTGCTATAATACGCATCAAGCACCATGTTGGCCTCACCATTTAGTAAGTTTGCGTTGCGTAAGCCTTTATCAAAAATTGCTTTGAGCCTACCCTGTTCAACGACTGACAACTTTTCAGGGTTCTTAGTAAATGTCCGCCACAACTGTGCGTTATTCATAAGCTCTATGTACACCTGCTCTGGCAAGGAGCCGTCACGCGTCATCTTTGCGAACACGTTACTTACAACATTCGTTAGTGCTGTTGCTGGTCGCTGTGTGGTCAGGTTGCGTTTGATCGCTGATGAAGTGTTGCGCATCATCCCAAGAAAGCTATCGCCTTGATTCATTGCCCTAGTGGAACTGAAGGCCCAACCAAGCGTCGAAGTCATTGACCCGCCAAAGTTGCTGTCTACATACATATCACCAAGGTCGCCAAGTATGCGGCTGTGCCCCGACATGTCCTCACCAGCAACCGGCATTTTCTTACCAACAATGCCCGCACTTGCTTCAGCCTGCGCCATTTTCGGTGCCTTCTGTTGCTCAAATGATGGCAGGGCGTATTGCTTCCAAGCTGTGTAAGAGTTTGTGCCTCTGTTTAGTTTAGATGCAGCCTCTGTCACCATTGCCATGGCTTCCGTTTCTGACTTGCCCGTTATTTCCATGACCCGCTTGACTACTGAGGGGTTAGGTGCCGAGCCCTGACCACCGGCAGTCGTAAGCAAACGAGATTCTAACAAGGCTGGTTTACCTTTGAGCACCATAGGCAAACGACCGTTGTTAGTCACATCCACAGCAATCTCTGCCAGATACGCAACTGACGGATTGTTTACCGACGAGCGCAAAAACGCTTCAGTGCCAAACTCTCGTGCTAACATTTTAGCAACAGCAGCCTCTTCTAGTTTGCTGCTTAGCTGGTTGCCCATTGTAGTAATGGCATCTTGTTGTGACTCACGCACCAGTTTCGCCATGCCAGGGCGTTTCTCATCAGCAATAAACTTGCCAAACAACTTTGACATAGCAACAGTTGCCGGAGCTTCCCCTGGCACAGTTGCCAACTGAAACACTGGATCAATAACTGTAAACTCGCTGCCTCTTGTGCGTCCGAACGCAAAGTCGTTGACTAGCTTTTCCACTGCCGCAAGGTTTGCTGTACGGGTTGCTGCTCCGCCTTGTAAAACCTGACCTTCTGACAGTTTATTATATACGAACTTGCTGAACTGCTGCCGCATTTGAGGAGCACGCAACAGGTTAGCACTAGCGTTATCGAATAAAATGCCGCCAAACATATCCATATAAAACTGTCGGGTAAGGTTGACCCCGCCGCCAACACCAGCAGCCTGACCGCTCCCAAGGTCCAGTGCTGATCGACGCAAAGAATCCACAGCTTTATTAAAGCCCATGTCAGACTCAGCCAAGTCTTTCGACAGCCTATATAATGCTTTCAAACCAACTGACGCATCATCAGGCGTAAATAAGTTGATGGCTTGCACAGCTTGCGAAAACGGAAGGCCCTGCTGGGTAGACGCATCAGCAATCTTTGGGGCCACTACCCGAGGGTCAAACCCGTCTGGCAATGCTCCTGTCTCACGGTAAATTGCTAACTCGTCAGGATTGAGATAATCAAAACTACCAACAGCACCACGCCCTGCTTTCGGGGTAAACACCACTGGAGTCGGCTGATAACGCACTTGTGTTCTACCGAAACGTGTCTCACCCATAATGCTCTCAAGCGCTTCAACACGCTGCCTGCGCAGGTCAGCATCCAAAGCGTTCAGGTCATCATCAATTTTATCAAGTGCGTCTTGACCTCGCTTTTTAGTGCGCTCGATAAGAGCATCAGACCGTGCGGTTTGCTTTGCAACATCACGTTGCACCTTGCTGCCAACCTCTTCCTCTAGCCTGCGCTGAACATTAGCTAAGTCATCTTGAAGACTGCGCGCTGCCGCTGCTCGCTGCTCTTGTAAATACTCGACGTATTGAGCACGAGATGCAGCAATAGCCTCATCAGTATCACCACCCAACCGCTTGACCGCTTCATAGTCATCAAGCAGGCGCAACTGCCGGTCGTTTATTTCTTTCAGGATAGCTCGCTGCTCGTTGGTCATCATGTCGCCAGATTGACGATTGTTCAGACGAGCCTGCAATGTTTTGACCCGTGCCTGCTCACTTGCAATCAACGCATCTAAATCAGCAGCGGTTTTATTTTTTGACGACTCTAGCAACTCATCAAGAAACGCTATGTTACCCTCAACTGATTGACCCCAACGCGTACGCATTGTGTCTCGCACTTCGTTGTAGCGTTTTTCTACTGCATTATTTTTCTTTAATTTTGCTACGGCTTTTGCGGACTCTGCCTTTGCTTTGGCTATTGCGGCTTTTTTGTTTTCTTCTGCTCTTTCAAGCCGTCTTTTGTTGCGCTCTTCTTGCCGTGCTCGTTTTCGTTGCAACTCAGCAACGCCTGCAACGATACCTGTTTCTTCTGACAGGTCTACCGCTAGATTCATGCGGCCCATTTCTTCTTGAAAAGTATCAGTGCGCAGTTGTCTGTAAGAGTTTTCAGCATCAGTCAAAGCAGCTTGGTTTTGCTCTGACGGCTTCTTAGCCGCCGCCTCTTTGGCCTCTTCCAATTTATTATATGCGGCGACCACGGCAGGGTCTGCATCGACCTGAGCAATAATCTCACTGCGTTGCTGATAGGCTCGTTGCACAAGATTATCGAAATCCTCTTTCGTCATCTTCTGCTTTACCATGTTGAAAAGGTCAGTCATGTCTGACTCACCACGAGCAACCGCCGCACGCATTTCATCTAAGAATTGTGACGCTTTCATTGTGCCAAACGGGTCAAGCTGTGTTGCAATGTTGCTAAACAGTCTGCTTGTCCACGCTTCTGCTTGCGCCACTTTTGGCCGGCTCTGAAAACGAGCGGCCCCTTTTGTTCCGGCCATCTTCCGCAACTGAGCCATGTGTGCAACACCTAGAGCACCAGGCACTAAAGCCAGCATGGTATCTGATACATCGCCATCACTAACGCCATAAGTAAGAGCCGCCAACTGAGCCGCTGTCTTCGGCGAGGTGAACCCATCTTTAAGACGCATTTTAGGTAAGGGCTTATTGTTAGCCAAAGCATTGGCTGCCTCATCAATAAAGTCATCCCTTAGAAACAACTTGGCAAGACGTGCTTCGATGGCCCGGCCTGCGCCCGTTCTAAGGTTTGCCCGCATCTGAGCAATGATTTGATCCCGCCGATTGACGGGCACATCAACCCAATAAAGGTCCGGGTCTCTAAGGTTGACCCCGGCTCGGTCTGCCATTTTGTTTATCTTATCAAGCACAGCACCAGCAGATGCAGATCCAGCAGACTTGAGCATACGCGCCATCGGCAGAAACGCCATAAGCGTTGTAATCGGTTGTGTCCGCAAGGACTTTTGAAAGTGCTCGGGAGATGCGAAAATAGCCTTCATAGCGCCAGCGATTGCGCCTGGAAACTGCTCGCCCTTTGCAAACCCCATGGCAAACGACTTGCTCATCTTATCAAAGAAAGTGTCGTCAGCAGTAGCTTTGACGCCATACTTGCCAGTCTCAAGGTCTCTAATCCAATCAAGAAACGAAGGGGCTACAATGGACGAAAGCTCGCCGATGCCGGCTATGTTGTCGCCTAAGTCATCAGCAACATTTGTCCAAAAGCCATACCCCCCAGTGCGTCGCAGGCGATCCTGCTGAAGTTTCTCCATGGCCTGCATGGTTTGATCAATGCCTTGCTTATAGGATTCGCCGCCACGAGACCGGGCATATTCATCATAATTTTTCTGTAGCTCGTAATACTGCCGTTCTAAATTTTCTCGAACGCTCTTGGGTAAGCCAGGAATGTTACTGAGTAAGCCAAATGTCGCCTCGGTGCCGAGCATAAGGCCAGTTCCGCCAATCGCTCCAGCCAGGCCGCCACCTGCGTGCAATACGCCCGAGCCCACTTTGCCCGCAAACCCAACCTCGTCTTCACCAAAGAACTGACCCGTGCGGTCTGCAACCTTAGCGTCTAAGTTCAACTTAGAAAACTCACGAGCCTTTGCGTTTAGCTCTGGGTTGTTCCGGATGCGCCGGCCGTATTCAATAACCGTCTCTTCTGGCCTACGCTCAAACTCTGTATACTTGCCCGACCGGTAAGCACCACGACCCTGCATAACCACCGGGTCGGCTGCGGTAATACCTTTGGTCCCTTTGAACTGACCAGCCAGCAATGGCTCATCCATAGCCTTGCCTAATGCAAAGGCTTCTTTTTCTTCATCCGTTTCTGGTGCCCGTGTGACAAACTCTTTGTCTTCTGGCTCGGTCATAACCTGCGGGACTTCACGCTCAGCACTTATAAATGCCTCGCCGACAGCTTCCGCTTGCTGTTTGGCTGTCTCCTGCACCGGTAACGAAACGCCTAAACCCTCTTGTATATCGCTGCGCCTGGCAATCGACATCGGGACTGACCCGATCGTGGTGTCACCAATCTGTACGTCACCCTCTTCAGACAGACCAGGCACAACTAAGTCTTGCTCAGGCCGCTGCACGCCGCCCGGAACCAAAACAAAGTCTAACGAATCCTTGAGATTAGCTGGCTCAATTCCGTGGTTGTCTTTGAGCCATTGCGCTGCACCGTCAAAATCATCTGGATAAGCCGCTCTAGCCTCTGTCAACCATTGACGAACAGTTTTTGCCATGAGTTTATTGCCTAATTCCTATAGCGTCGAACTTACTAGATCCGGCTGAAACGCCCGTGGCTTGTTCGGTTTCTGTAGCAAGAGCCCCTTGGTATGTGTCCCTCTGATCGCGTACAGCATCTTGTTCTTTTTGTATTTCTGCAAGTTGGCTTTCGAGGTTTTCACGCGTGCTTTGGCGCACAAACCCGCTACTAAGTTGGCGCAGAATATTGGTTTCCTGTCGGCGCAAATCAACAAGGTCATCATTAGCTTCTCTAAGCAAACCTTGCCATGTCCCGCGCATCTGACTAGCCATTGCTTTAATTTCTTTTTTCTCAGCGGTAGACGCCCGTTTCCTCATGTTTGCCAATATACCTTTTTGGTATGGTGTAAGTGTATTAAGCCTAGCAAGGCTTGCTTCCACTTTTTGGCCTTCAATAGCTAGTTTATCTTTTTGAAATGCCTCTTGCCCTTTACGTTTCGCAATACGCTCTTGCAGTGCAGCATCTAGCCCAGCAGCCCGCTGCTCTGCGGCAGCGGCTTTGCGCTCAATGTCTCTTTCTCGGACGAGTTCACGCTGGATAGCACCCGAGCGATTGAAGTATTGACGTGCCATGTTGATGCGCTGCTGTGCTTCCGTCGCAGCACGCCGCTCATAACCACCACGATACAAATCCATTAGCGAACGTGGCTGCGCTTTGACCTGCTCAGCCTTCTGCAACTGTCGCAGTGCCTGCAACTCCAGCAGTCGGGACAACTGCAACCTGCGCTGATACTGATCGTTAGTGCGATCAACACCACGGGTTCGCATCCGCACTTGATCCATCGAACTTACGCCCGTTGGCTGCATGACTCCGCTCGTTGCAACCTGCTCAGCAAGCGGCTCTGTTGTTTCAGTGCTTGCCGGGGCGGTAGCCTGATCGAGAACTAGTTGCGCCGCTGCTGCTTGTTCAGCCTCTGGCACTGGCTCAGTAAACAAAAGGTTAGGGTTCATGCCACCCTTAGCAGCATCTTTGTATATACGACTTAAATTAGTGCTTTTGTCTTTTCCAAGAAGTTCATTGCCAAGCACTTCAATTGCAGCTTCCCCTTCGGGATCAGGAGATAACATCGGCTTTGGTTCTAGAGCGGCTGTTTGATCAGGCCCTAGCCCGCGCTCCGAGTACCCCAAATCAACAGTGAACAACTCATTGCTTCCAGGGCTTGGGGTGTATCCTAATGTCGGGCTTACAAACGGTTCAGGCTGTCTTCGCCTTGGAACCACCTCAAAAGCTGGAGCATCACCGCCTGCGGTTAGTATTGGCCCCGGTGCTGTTGCCTCATTGATCGGGCTAAGGCCAGCCACAACACTGGCCAACAACTGTTCTTTTTCTTCAGGGCCAAGCTCAGCTAGGTATTGATCGAGAAAGTCCATGTGCTCAGCCTTATCTAAACCGTGGCATAGGTGCCAGAGTTGGCGTCATCAAACCGACCTGTACGCCCTGACCCAAACCACCCGGTAAGGTTTGACCACCCAAAGGCATCATCATTGGTGTAGCACTTTGCATAAGGGGCGGTGTGGGTGTCAAAACGTCGCTAGTGCCCTCAGCAATGAGCTTTTCAATTGCTTCCCTAAGCATTTTGTCCTGCTCTGTTTCGGCCCCTTCGCCGCCAAAGATTGGCAAGCCAGCGGCTGTTTTGACTGCTGCAATCGGCAAATCAACAAGAGCCGCTTCAGCCAGCTTGCGTTTAATTGCTGTGCCAATACCCATTTGACGTTTGGCAGGTACATCACCCCGCATAATGATTGCCATTGTTTGCCCCTATGCAATAAGTGTTCGGTCAGACTGACCTACTAGAGTCGCCTCGCTCATGTATAAACTATGTTCCACGGAACCCACTGGATACCTTGACGCTCTGCGCATAAGCTCGTCACGGTACTGATTCGCCGTGATACCAGAGGTATTTTTCAATGCTTCAATGTCGTTGACAATAGCCTGCATATTAGCAGCACCGGTTTGCACATCTCGCTGAGCAAAGCCTAACTCTGCCATTGCTTTCTGCCGCAACACGTTGCCAGTATCCACGGCTGACTGACCTAACATTTGATTGGCAGCCTGTGCCGCTTGCAGTGCTGTTTGCCGGCCAGACGCTTGCGATGCCCCACTGCCCAGCAATCCTTGAACCCCGGAGCTTGCTGCGGTTGCTGCGCCAACTGCGCCCATGTTGCCCATCAGCACCTTTAGGGCGTCCGCTCGTCTTTGGTTTTGCGCCGCAATAGCCTGATCGTAAGCCCCTGAAACACCCTGCCTTGCGCTGTCCAGCATTTGACTAAGTGCCTGTTGTTGTTCGTTTACCGCTGTCATGTCTGGCGGCTGTGCTGTCGCCGTTGTAGCACCAGGGGCCGGACTGCCCCAGGTTGGCAGATTTGAGCTATTAGAAGCACTTGGTGGATTTGTGTTACTAGAACCGCCGCCTGTATAATAATTATACAATTGCTTCAGACCGTCTACAGTTTTCCCTACAACACTCATAAAAACCTACCTTTGCAACTGCATCTTACCAATAATATACACGTTGATGCCACCCGCTCCTAAGACTTTATTAGCTCCGCCCGCAGGCCACTCTGGTGCGGTTCCCGGATCAACTCCATATATGCACCTGACCTCTATATACTGATCAAAACCATTTAGACTAGGTGCGGCCTCCGCAACCGTCGGATCAACACTGCAAACATTTTCTCGATTGCCGCTACTGCTAAACGAATACTGCCGCCCAGCATAATAAGGACGCCCCTGTGTCACATAACCTTTACCTAAAGGCCCTGCTGATCCGTGTGTTGAATAAACTATCGGCACAGGGAATAAGCGCTCTTGTAGTAACGCTGTCGTACCAGCACCCGACAGCATAGTCTCTAGGTGTGCAACTTGTAGATAATCATACTGCTGGGCTCGGACACCGTGCAATATGCCGACACCGACCTCAACATAGCGCTTGTCTAAAGCAATTGCGCCAGGCGACTCTCGGATAATGTCATCAATACCAGACATCTCTAAAAATACATGGTGTATTGTTAGGGGATAAGGAATTGGTACCAGTGCTTTGTCATATAAAAATTTGCCTGGCACCGTGCTGGGAGCGGCTGCGCTTTTAGCAAGTTGGTAGCCGTCCACATTAGCACCATCAATTTCTCTAGCGGCATGTTTTAGCATGTTGACATTCCAACAAAAGTAACCGCTATCTTCTTTGAGTGCCTCTTTAGGGTAAGGTGTTGCCGCTACCTCGCTTTGATTGTAAGTTGTGAACCTGCCCGCTTCTAAGCCTTCAAGCATTTTTCGGTCAACTTGCTCAAGTTGCGTTTGCACACCATACTGTGCGTTTTCAGCACTTATTACTGCGTTTGCGGCGGGCGTTGCAATAGTCAAGCTGTCTTTATCTCGCCCGTACAAAGTGTTGATCGGAGCGTTTTGCGCAGGGTAATCCGTCCCACCATTGAGGTAATCACCAACAACCTCTTGGGTGTCTCGTTCAACCACAGGGTGGCTAAACGAAGCCCTAATATGCACTGAAAACAGAGTGTCTAAATGTTCAACTTTCCATTGATAAATGTCATACGGATCAATGTTGACAGATAAATCTCTAAGTATCGTTGGGTTTTTAGTGTTGAGCATCTGCGATAAATCGACACCGCTTATAAAGACTTCTGCTAAATTGTTTGATTGCGGTGTGCCATCAATACCAGAAACGGCACTCGACTGCGGGTTGTTGGTAACTTTGCTCAGTGTTAATTTTAAGTCTTGCCATGTCAGCGTTGTAGCTGGGTAGCCCGTACTGGTGTCCAAAACGTTGCCTTGGTTCATTTGATCGAAGCTAAGACTAATGCTGTCCAGAACCAAAGAGGGGGTGTTAGAATCCGAAACTAAATCGGTATTAAAATGATCTTGCAAAGGGGGCAGCGTAAAATAAAATTTCGTAACTGGTATGTTTGTCTCAGAAATAAACCAACTTACAGAAAACGGTGCTGATCCCTGCTGTCTTTGATCCTCAGTAAAGTTACCCGCAAAGTTTGACGCAATGCTAGATAAGTTACCAGCCACATGTGACGGTTCAATCTTGACGCCAATAGGCAGCTTTTTGTCGTCAACCTTAGCCACGAAGTTGCTCCCTAAAGAAAATAACAAACGTCGGCTGTCCGGGGTGCATTGTAAATGGCGCCCCTGATGATTTCCATGAAAAATTCGCAGACGTGCCAAGTTCATTAGCAAAAGCTAATCTAAAATTAACGCGAGCAAACTGATGGATTGGTATGTTTAAGTCAGACTTTTCTAAAACAAATGTGCCTTCAGCGTTTGCTGAGCTTTTTGCGTCTGCCGGATACAACGGAAGCATGTCGTTAGTTGGTGCTGTGTTGTCATTGAGTTGCGGCGTTTGATAAACCCGTGGGTCGAAGTTGAAATAATGCAACTCTTTAGCGTTTAGCGTTCTGTCTTCGGGGGCGGTCACGTCGTCAGTGTCAATAAGCAACTGCAAGAGACTTGGCCCGTTAGTGTAAGGCGTTGTCGATAACTCAATTGGAAAGCTCTGATCAATGTGGTCAATATGCACGCACACCGTGTCAATAATAACAGGTCGCTCAAATAACGTTGATACTGTCCACAAGCCACCATCATCTGTTCTCAGCGACCCTGATGTTGATTTTGCTGCCTGTATGCCTTTGGCCCTGTAATACTTATTAGAAGACGCATCTGCCCAACTGTACCACAACCACGGGGCACTATAAGTCAACGCACCTGCTGCTGCGTTTGCTGCCCTTGGATAAGCACCCAGGCAAATGCAACTCACCGCACGACTGCGGCAGACAGCTTCAATCGGTAGGTTGTTGTTGTACTCAACAGCCTCTGAAACCGCCTTTGATATACGGCTGCCGTCGATTGTGCTGTTTGTGCTAAACTGTTCGTCAGTGATTCTGCGATTGCTCATGGCACCTCACCAACAACCGTGACATTGTTATGACCAACACCGGTTAGGTTCACGCACCCAGTTACATCAACATTGGTTGCTGCGCCAGCGTTTGTAATAACATGGCCAGCAGATTGTTCCCCGTGGAACATACAACCAACCACATTGAGCAGTCCGTTTTTGATAACATCTATGTATACATTGGCAGCCCCGCTGACTCCTGCTGCTTTCACAATGTGGCACCCCTGCAAAATACACCGGGCATTTTCGCCGACAACAATAGCCGGCGTATTGCCGTCACAAATAAATGTCATATTTCTTAATATGGCTGTGCCTTCGACAACAATCTGACTAACGCAAACAGCACCCGGTGCGCCCGTAAGGCTTGCCCGGTCAGCTTTTACAGTAAAACCAGGCCGTGAACCTGAGCCAATCTGCACACCGAAGTCTGCGCTTTTGATTTCACGATACTGCTCTTGGTCACTATATCTAAAGTCACCAATCAACCCACCAAGCTGGCTGATGTCCAAACCTATATCTTGGAACACCCTGGCTACGTTTGTCGTAACAGCGTTATTATCCATTAGGTTCGACCCTTGCGCCTGTTGCCACCAACAGCAAAAACACTCAAAGCCATGCGGTGTAACTTCAGTTGATCAGCCTTGTCTTCGCACCACCCATAAACACCTGTTTTGATTGTTTCACCACGGGCGTGCGCACTTAGCGCAATACGGTTCAACTCAGGGCTATCAATAAGGTAAGCGTCAGAAGCTGTTGCTGTAGGAGACCATTTAGCCAGCCCGTCAAATATCCTACGATTGTTCAACATTCTTTGTCGAATAGTTTGCAACTGTTCGTATCGTCGCGTCGCAAGATTAGGCGCATTGTAATCAGGGTATTGGCCGCTGCGTATTTTATAATCACCGCTAAATATTGTGTTATAAATATTGCTCGTTGATTTTGTCGTCGTTGTTAGGACGGTGTTGATACCACGAGCTTTCAGTTGCTTGCCCTCGTTCATGCCTATTTGACCTGTTTGATAGCCGTACTCAACTGAGGTTTTCAAACGGTCGTTGTAGTTGCGGCTTGTCGTAGCAAACCGATGTTTGAAGTTGTAAATCATCACCGGGCACTCAACAAAAGCCGCTCCGTCGTAAACCTGCGCAGCCGTCACAGCTAAGTTAGGATCAATATCAGCGTTTGCATCTGCAACCAATCGCAGCATAACCATAGGAAGACGACCAACAATCGTGCGCCTGGCTGATGCGTAAGTGTCTCGCTTTATGTTTAGTTGGTTAGCACCCGGCGTAAATGTGTAAGCTGCATACGTCCCTGATTCGGGTGGCACCCCATAACCATCCAGCGTAAAGTTGGCACCGAAAGTCAGAGTAAAATCAATCGACACAGAAGCAACAGCCGGGGGCCAATTCAAAAAAGACTCGATGTCGATAACAATCTCATAAATCTTTTTAGTGTGAGTTGCATCATCCAGCACCTTTGGCGGATTTACATAAAACGCTACTGGATAAGTAGCAGACCAAGCACCGCCAACCATTGAATATTTATAGCGCCCCAAGCCGTACTCTCGGTGGTCTTCGGTTTCGCAACTGCGATCAACCGCCCCACCTAAACCCAGCTTACACAAATAATACGATGTCGTTTGACTTGCAGGGTTGAGGCCATTCTCATCGCTGTCGTTTAAGCCACCGCAAACAATGACACCCTTGGCATCAGCCATAACCTGCAAAGCGTTGACTGTTTGACGCTTATACACCTCGCCGGTTCTGTTGTTGGCGCACAGCGGCCAGATAGCCCACGACTGAGCACGAAACTGATACACCAGCATATGATCCGCATACGAAATGAATAACGATTCACTTTGCGGCTCGTATGCTAGGGTTGGCTTGCCTTGATGCCTATATATAATACTGGGCTGCTTCTTGCTGCCGCCGGTTCCGTTGTTTGGAAAGTATTGACTCATCGGGTCAACAATGCCGCTGTCCCAGTAGTCAACAATCGGATCACTGATGTCCTGCACTTGCTGCCCTGCGCCGGCTATGTGGACACCACGACTGCTTACCCACGCCACACCAAACGGTGTGGTACACACTGACCTAGGGCCTACACAACCAACCTTGTCGCTGAGTCGAACATGCTGGACATCCACAATGTTTGCAGATGCAGGCCCTGCGCTAACCCTTTGATTTATTGCTAAGAAATGGACGCCTGTTTCAGTAAACGCATAGATGTTGTTGTTGAACTCACCAAGTGCTGTGATTGCTCCCTCGGTTTGAAACTCTGCGAAGTTGTCTGCCAAAATGGCACCAGGCTGCCCAACATCCGAAAAGTACACAACACTGCGCTGCGCATAAACCACACGATTTTTACTAAGAACTGCCGCTGTTGCACGAGGAAACTCTGACTTGTTGAGGTACACAAAGTTTGTACCATTCAAACCTCTAGTGCCGGCAACCGGTCGAATGACCGAGCCCTCAGAATAACCAACTTGATTATTGAAACCAACAAAAGCACTGCTGCTCATAGCAAACGGCGAAAACACATCGGCGGAAATTTTCTTTGCACGATTAGCTGCAATGTCGATGCCGTGATAAATCCACACACCGTAAGGGCCTAAACACATAACAACCGAATCACCTGACTGCACAAACGACACGTCCTCAACTGCTTTGTCGTAATGCAAACTTAAGTAGTCCATTGGCAACGTAGCAAAAGCGTACTTGCTTGTAATGGTTGAGGTTGATTCAAAATGGTTATGTGCCTGCGGTATTGTTGCGTCAGTTGTAAACTCTGACGTGTGTACCGTTAGCAACTCTTCCCACTGATACCCAGTAGTCACATCATAAATACTTACAACAACACTTTTAGATTTACCGTGTATTGTTTCGAGCAGATTGACCGGTGCCCCACTTGGCTGCTCAGCGTTAGATAACTGCACGTCTACCTCAAACACCGAAATAACCTGCCGGTGTCCAAAGTTGCTATTATATAAAAAGCTGCCGAGGTGCCTGGTGTAGCCGCCTGAGCCTACACCCGTGCCTGCGCCGGGTGTCATCACACTAGTGTCTAACTGCTCAAGTTGACCTAACCCAGGCCGCACCTCAACTGTATTGCCACGAGTTGGTCGCCATAAGTTTGCAAACCAGTCCGGCGTAGACGGGTCACGCAAATCCATGCCGGCCTTGGGGAAGATGTCCAACTCAGGATAGCGTGCCGCCATAGTATACCCTAAAATAAATGCGTAACTGTCACACGATCAAAGCCGTCAGTCAGTTGACCATCTTGCAAGTATCGCAACAAAGACGCTTGATTTGTGCTCATCTGCGCAGCAACAAGCTGATTAGGCTGACCATCACGAATAAAATAACGAGTTGTTGCCATTAGCACAATCAACTCATGGAACTGTGGCAAAAAGCCGTCTTCGATTGGCTGTGATGCGTCAGTGCTAGAAGCAGCAAAAACAGTGCGAGGCTGCGGGAAATACTCAATAATAAGGTTCTCAGGAAAACCACCGTTGAACATGAGCGTCTGTCTTTGCAGCATGTAATTATACATGTTGTTTGACAGGTTCAACGACTCACCACGGCTTACCGGCATCAATCGCCAAGTTCTTGTTTGCTCGCTGTCTGGCCCAGACTGCCCCCTGTACAGGTTGCTAATCGTGTCTATTGGCCCGGTCAGTGTAGTAAACGCACCCGCACCACCTGACGTGTCAACAAACGAACCCATGAGCGGCGTGTTAGCAACTTTGCCAGGGTAAATAATATCTTTGTCATTGAGGTTCAGAGCATACGCCACCGGCTTAGAAGATGTCGGCTGTGACGTATACCCTGCACCATTTGCCGCCGTAAGATTGACAAACGACAAAAGCAAATCAGGACGGTGCTGCCTAATAAACTTTAGCCAGTCACCAAGCCCAAAGTCTAGATATTGATTGACCTGAGCGTCTGTAAGAAAAGTGCCGTCAGGGTCATCAACATAATCTCTAAACAGATTTCGTGCTTCTGTTACGTTCATCCGAAACCTCCGCCTTGAGCAGGTGCCTCAAAGATAGCAGCCTCTCGCTTGCCTTGCTCACGATTGATTGCCCCTTGCGATGTTCCGCCTGCCTGCTCTTGCGGTATGCTTTCGCCTGGCAGAAGCGGCCCACCTGTCAAACCGGGTACGCCACCAGGCTGTTGCGGCTGCTGTGGTTGCTGCACTGGGTACAGCGGCTTCGACAACTCCTGCACAGCTTGCGGGTTGCCTTGGGCCACAACCGCCCGATACACATCATTGACTGATGCTTGAATCTCTGGTGGCAACTCTTCCATTTCTGACGAAACGCTAAACTCTGCAAATACCTCAAGCATTTCCTTGAGCGGGTCGGTAGGCATAATCTCAACCGCAGCACCCTCAAGAACAGCCTCAAGCACGTCCAAAGCGTAGTTATAACTTCGGACAGTCTGAGCAATCTGGCTATCCATACCAAAGAAGTTGATTGCTCGCCTTGCCTCTTCTGGTGAGATAAGTTGCAACTGAAACATTTGCAGTGCTTTGCGCTCACGGTTTTCTGTGGTTTGCGCAAACAAGCTGCCAGCCTCAAAGAATATATCGGGCTGCTCACTCAGGTCTGTGTCTTTTAGGTTCTTATAAAACATGCCGCCGTCGATATTGAACATGCGGACCATCATGCCCTTGCTGAAATACTTTTTAGCTAGGACTAAAATGCGCTCAGCAACTCGCACCGCTGCTTGTTCGATCGAGTCCTGCACGCCTTTGAGTTGGCTAATGTCTTGATTGACCAACGCGTTGATGGCGGCACCAGACTGTACACCGCTCACACGTTTACCCAGGCTTGCTCCATGGATACCCGCCAGGTCCATCATTTCGCTCTGTGTGCGCCCGACGTTGTCAATAATATACCCAGGCAAGGGAGCAGGGGAAGCCTGCTGCGGGGGAGGTGCTGAGGGGTTGTAACGAATCTGTGACCCCGGCTCGTTAGTGATCCGTTCAACTCCTGAGTTGATTGGATTGAGCCACTGCACATTCCCAAGCAGTTTGGTGTTGCTAACGATCGAAGAGCGCTGAGCGTTATACTCACGCTGACTGCTGATTAGCGGCTCGATTGCACCCACACCATGGAACCGGCCCGGCATACTGTGATAAGTCATGTGCTCAACAGGCCAGCGGCCTGTGCCATCCCAGTCTTTACCTTTGTCTTTATAAAGCACCTGATCACCCGTTGTAATCATGTGCGTACCGTTACGGTCCCAGTACTCCAGAATCTCATACCGCTCGACTTTGTAGGTAGAGGTCTGGTTATAATCTAATAAATATGGCCGAGCTTCACGACTGAACTCCACAGGGGTCAACTCGTCAAACTTGACTTTGGGGTACCTGCGCTTCAGTTCAGCCTTGGTGACGTACTCACGCACAATCAACCAATCGCTGTCTTCTAGCTTTTCAGCACCCGGTTGCACCAACAGGTTGTAAGGCGAAATGACTTTGAGTTTTACCTTCTTGTCATCCTTGCAGTAGTAGGTGTGCAACCCCACGTTGCCGCAAGTAATCAACCACTTGTTGGCTTCTTTCATTCTATCTGAAAACTTGTGGCTGTCCCAAACATATTGGACCAGCGCAGCGTCTGACTTAGCCTTTACTAAGTCTTCTCGGCTTGCCGATGCAGGTCGAGCACTGACGTGCGGAGTTGCTACCGCCAGCATAGCATAGAGCCTATTATAAATCGGCAGCAACAAGTTGATCGTCAAGCGAACAACACCAGGCCGAGGGGTGGCGGTTAGCCAAGTGCCATCAGTCTGACGCCTGCCATACTGCAAGCCTTCAATGAACCGACGGGACGCATCCCAAGCATACATCTTTTCCCATGCAGCCTCATCAGCATTTTCTTTGTACTCGCCGATTTTGCCGGGGGTAATCTTGCCGTTGTCGTCGTAGTAGCCGTTTGCCATCAATCAAGCCCGTCGCCGATGCCCACATGCAAAACATGGGGCGAGCCGTTTGTCTCATAAGTACGTTCACGCTCAAGCCTACGCAAGCGGTCCCATGCCTTGGTCGCCCGCTCGAAAGCGAGGACCAGGCACAGAACCGTTGCGCTTAGCTCAAGTGCTACAGTCAACTTTACACTCGCGTGTACTTGATGCCTGTAAGGACGCCCAAGCAACGTGGCTTTTCAGAAACCAAGTCAAAGTACTGCTTGTAGAAGCCTTCTTTGACGTCTTTCAACAATGCCGTAGCTTGATCACGCTGTTGCGTAACAATGTCACCAGCATCATTGAACTCTTGGAATCCACCGGGGCGCAAGGTGTAAGTATTGATCGTGTCTTTCACGATGAAATAAATCACACCAAGCGGTGCCTGATTGCTGACCTTGATCGGAATCCGCTGGTCAAACAGCAAATCACCAGGCTGGAAACCGCCCTTAGCGTTGGTCGAACCCGGAAGGTAGTCCACGTCAGGGTTGGGGTTGCCAACCATGTCTTGGAAGATGTCCCGGTACTCGGAGCGGGTAAAGCGGTTCATAATCAAGCAGTCAATCTGCTCACCGCTGTTGTCCTCAACCGCATCAACCATGCGCTGCATAACGCTCATGCTGATGTTGGTGCCTGACGAACGACCGCCGCCAGCAGCAGCAGCAGCACTGCGCGGAAGCGAGTAAGCAAACCCACGAAGGATTTGATTTTGTCGATCTGTAGCGCCAGTGTTCAAACGGCCGTTGCCAAAGAAATTGGCATCAAAACCAAGAGCGTTTAGACCGTGAACTTGATCCGTAAGAATACGAGCACCAAGATTGTTGGTTTCTACAATCATCAAACCAGCCGTATCACCACCGGTTGCAAGATCGGCAGCGGGGCCTTCGGTAGCGTTCGTCACAGACTCAATCGTCGCAGTACCGTCGGTCACATTGACCGCTGTAACTTTAAATACAAAACCAGCAACGGTAGGAGCACCACCAGTGTCGTCTTCAAGGTATAGCCAGTTGTCATCGTTATCACGACCAACCTGAGCAATCTTAACATAAAAGATTGTGCCCGCAGCAGCGTGCTCAGCCAAACGTGCCGCCAGGTTGTTTGCGCCGGAAACCTTACGCAATTGGTGCCCAGTACCAGCAGCACCAGTTCCGTTATCAATAAGCCAACCCCAGCAACCACGACCACAGAACATATCACGGTCGAGTCGGTGGCGGATGTCCATTTCCAGCCCACGCATTTCGCTAAACATTGCGCCAACAAAAGCAGCTTCACTGCCGCCGTTGCCTGGAGCCTGCGCTTCAGCCTGTCCAGTAACGCTAAATGATGCGTACATACTGGCATAGGTCACGGTAAGAGTCTTGTAATCTTGATTACTTGCCGGAGGTACAACAGAACCTTCACTGCCGTACACAATTGCCGTCGAAGCTACGCCACGAGTATGCAGCGGAATAATAACGTTGGAGCCGGCCCACTGGTGCGGACCCTCCGAAAAGAGTTGATAAATAAGAGCCTCACGATTCAACTGCTCGCGAATCGGCCCCTCATACTGATTCTTAAGAATCGTCGAAATGCTATTAGCTAGCGTAGCCATTGGCTATCTCCTAACGGGCTCGTCGGCGGTCGCTTGTAAAAATCCGCTTCATTTCCCGCAAAGTCATTGGTTGTTTTTTATTAGTGGCTTGACCACCAGAAGGCGCAACCGGTGCCGCAGTCTTGTCGCTTTGACGAGACGGCAGACCGGCTGCTTCATCAATTTGACTCTCAGCAGTCTCAGGCTGCTTGTCGTCTGTTGCATATCCATGCCTCTTGAGTACGCTTTGTTCCAGCTTCTGCTCGTACTCTTTGAAAACCCTTACCGCTTCATTGATGTCGGCTGACGGGTTCTGATTCAGCACTTGCAGCACATAATTACGTGCAGATGCCTTATCATAAATGTCATCGACGTTGACCGCTGCACCAATCTTCTTTTCATACTCGGCAACAAGGCGTTGCACTTGAGCATTGCGAAACTCTTCTTGTGTTTCAGTCGATTGAGTTTTGGTCTGTCGAACTTCCTGAGCAAGTTCAACGAGAAGCTGCGCCATCTCATCGTTGTCAGAGTCTTCTGCCAATCTCTTGACACGCTCCATCAACGGATCAGGTGCTTCCTCTTTTGGCTCTTCTACCGTCTGCGGTGTCGCTTGCTGGGCTTGCGACTCCATCAACTCCAGACGCTTTTGAAGCTGCTCGTTCATGTCTCTCAGGTGTTTCGCTTCCTCATTCTTTTCCCTGAACCTATTATAAGGAATAGGTCCGGGGTCTTCCCCTTTGGCCTCTGGGGTAGGAGCGTCTTCCGACTTGGCCGAGTCGTCAGAAACCTGAGCAGGCTCTTGAACTTCTTGAGCTTCTTGCTGCTGGGTTGGTTCCGGTGATGATGATTCTGTACTGGGAGACGAACCCGTTACGTCAATATTCGATAGAATATCATCGAGCTTTAGAGATTTTGCCATGATGTCGCTCCTGGCTTGGCGTAAATACACGGTGGTCGAAGGTTCACCGAGAAACCTAAAATACATGCGTATTTATGTGCATCACCTAGGTGCCGTCAAGCACTTGGTGCTGACAAACTGTTGACATCAACATTTCGGTATGCTACATTCCTACTGGCCAAAATCACAAACATGGAGGTAAAATGGCTAAAACGAGACGCAAATCTAAACGATCATGGATGCAAGAAGACAAGTATTGGGTCAGCTTCAACCATGGCGCTTATTCGGTCAGCTTCAATATTGCTGAAACCTTTGAGCGCATGAGCAAAAGCAAGCGATGGAAACATGCCTTGATGACAGGTGTTGACGCCCACAGGCTTGAGATGGGGCACGACCCAAAGTTCCGGGTCACTATGATTCACGAGCGCAATGGTTATGCCAAGCACTGCGACAGAATTATGACACGCATCCTAAACAACACGATGGACTGTCGGGGTGTTAGGCGACACGCTACAGGCCCTGTGTATTCTGTTCACAACGGAAATGTAGGCTATGGCGGGCGCTCTTATGGTGCGTCAGTATCAATCAGCCCAGACAGCCGCTACAACAACACTCTGAAATCAGTTGCTTACAACATGACAACAATGCTGCACGAGCTTGCTCACTATGTACATCTCTGCACCGTGTATCCAAACGTAGTCAAAGGTCGGGAGCGCTGCCATGATCGAATGTTCAACGCAATCATGTGCGAAATGGCTCGCTACTTTTGGGGGTATGACCGCACACCCATGACGGCGGGTTACTCAATTGGGCGAGGGTACGCACCGACTAGACACCTAAGAAGCTGGTTGACTGACAGACTAACCAAAGAACTTGATGGCGAGGAGTACCCCCGCATCATGGATTGGGTTGATTACGAGTGAGTTAGTCCAGTCCATCGTTGAACAGCCAGCCACGGGGCTCGTCGTACTTCCGTGCGTTGGCTAGTTCATCGAGTGCTTCCCCCGTAAATGCGTCCATGCCTGTGGTTCTTTCAAAGGCTACAACATCGGTCGCATTGCGGGGGGAGAAGTTTTTAAGCACCTCTTCACGCACGACCTGCACTTGGTCTAACCCCTCAAGGCACAAAGCTGCCGCAAAAATCATGTCATCATGGCACCCAGGCGACGCATAGGGCTCACCCTTTTCGTTGTAAACAAAGCTGCCTATCTCGTTGACCAGAACTTGTGGCACCTCAACAACTGCATCAGTAGCAATGTACTTGCGCAATCGGTTGAGCAGAATGGCACGGTTGGCTTTGCTTGTATAAAAGCCGAGCTTCTCCACATACTTTGCAGCCATTTTATCGTACACGAACCGGCGGTACAACTTTGGATACTGATCAAGCGAAAGCTCCTCTTGCACTGCTGCGCCAACATGGTTGACCTCACACACAATCAGAGCGTCATTATACTTGCGCCCCATCTGCTGCACCGTCTGGGCAAAGGTATGAACCGGCACCCTGCCGTAGAACCACGCCACAGGTTTGATTCTCAGCTTGTTGGTCACGTCCATGACCATGGCAGCACTGAAGTCACCATTGACTGAGCCGGTGGCTGCATCAACACCGACAATGTACACATGCCCAGGGGCTGGTTTATGTATCTGATCGTGTACTTTGGTCACTTCCTCGGGCAACCAGTCGCCCTCAAAGTACATATCACCCGAGTGCAGGAAAGCCTCTTGAGCGCTGGCGGGGTATTCTTGACTGAATCGCTTCCAATCGTCGTCGCATTTTTGACTCAGTGCCCATTTCATCCACTTGGTCTGGGCAGGGGTCAGCTTATGTTGCGTGACATACTCTCGCTCTTCGGGCTCTAATGGCCGGTTGATGATGTTCATAATCTCATCATCGAACTGAATCGGCACGCCTTCGTAATCAGTAAGGCCGTCTTCTGTTTCGATAAGCTGATACTCGTGTAACGCCATCCAAGGCAGGAAGACCTTCTTGTATCCGTTCTTACTGGTCCACCAACTGTAAAAGTGGTTGAAACTGTTGGCTGTTGTCTCAACAAATGCAGCACCACGGTCAGTAAGAGACTGCATTGCCGCCGTAAACACCAGTTCAGCCTTGTCCCAGAACGCCATTTCACTGCAATGCAGGTAATGAACGGTGGTTCCACGCAATTTGTCGGGGCTATTTGCGGTTGCGATGCGCACATATCCCGTGTGCTTCTTGAATACTAACTCTGTCTTAGTCGAGTGGCGCAGCGGAAAGTGTTCTTTCATCCAGTCGGGCATACACTCGTAAAAATTTTTGTAGATACTGAAGATTCTTGCGGCGGCCTCAGTCTCGTGGGCTAAAACAACTGCTCGCTCGTTGGGATTGAACAGCACTTTCCAAAAAAAGAACCCAGCAATCCATGTTGAAATACCCTCTTGGCGTGCCTTTAGGCAGCCCACGCGCTTGCGCCCTTTACTTACTACATCCCACACCTGCGACTGTGGCTCATTCCAAACAAACGGTATCAATCGCCCCTTTTTGTCCACAATTTTGAGCACATCCTCGCTAAAGAACTTGTAGTTTTGGGCGCACTCGTCGAGGTAGGCTTGTTTGGCCGGGCTGATTCCCATAGATTACGCTTTCTTTTTGCGTTTGGTGGTGCGCTTTTTGCGCTTGGTCGTCTTCTTTTTCAGTGACGTACCTTTTGCTAGGCCGTGCTTTGCGTACTGCTTACCGGCACGCGTTGCTGCGGCTTTCTTGCGCTCTGCTGCCGCTAGTTTCTTGCGACCTGCGGCCGTTGACTTGAGCTTTGCCCGCTTGGCTTTGGGCAGATAGACCCCTTTGCCGCCTTTGCCTGGCGTATCTTTCTTTGAGTAGCCCCAGTCTTGTTTGGTCCACTTCTTTAGGCTGTTTGTCTTTGCACTGGGCTTTTTGCCGACGTATTTGCCGCCCATTTTCTTATAAAGTTGCGTAGCCAACTGCATGGCACGGGCACTGTGCTTGCCGCCCATCTTTGCTTTGGCTTGTCGCTTGGCCTTTTCCCAGAGTTTTGGGTTTGCTTTCTTAGCGGTTGCCATCAGACTTCTTTGCCAATGACTGCGCTAATCTTTGCGTAGTGACTTCGCATTTCGCCGAGCCCTTCTTTGATTAGAGACTCAGTATCTTGTAGTTCTTTGTCAATCGAGTCCAGGCGAGTCACCCATTGCAGCCGTTCGTCATCATATTTTTTGACGACCTCCATAAAGCGATCCCGCACTTCCGCCTCTCGCCGGTTGCAGTCTTCCATCTGCTCACGAAGCTGCACTTGAAAGCTGTCAGTCAAGTCATCCATACGTTTAGCCATCTTCAAATACAGCCAAAAGATTGCACCAGAAGCCAACCCGAGGGCTCCAAAGTCTGCAAGCATCTGTAGAATCTGATTGGAGTCCATTATTTCGCCATAAAACTAACAAGCAGCGCAGTGACAATCGGAGTAGCCAGCCCGACAAGCGTGGTCAGCCGCACAACAGAGTCACTGATGCGCTTCATATCCTCATCAAGAGTGTCAATATCCTTAAATAACACCTTGATTTGCGTGTCGTGCCCGTCAATCCGGGCTTCATTCTTTGCGACTTTAGCTTCGATCACCATTTTGTTTTATTAGCCCAATAAGCTGCGGACATTTTGCCCTTTGCAATATTTTTTCTGTGCCTTGCTTTGAAACTAGCCCGTTTCTTTTTCATCTTATCCGACTCACCTTTCTTAGGTTTGCCGGCTGTCTTAGCTCCTTGCTGACCAAAGCGGATCATCTTCACCTTGTCACCAGACTTAGCCAGGACAACGTGCGATTTCTTAGGGTGTTTCGGTGTGCGCTTGGGCTTGTTGTACCCAGAGAATGTTACACCTCGATACTTTATTGCCATCAGCCTGCGCCCTTAGTCTTCAAAAGCATCAGCCTGTTTTCAAGCTCTGCATCGACGCCGCTTTCGGCGTCATCCCTAAGCATGGGCTCCAAACTGTTGATTGCTTTGAGTGCCACCTCTAACGACTTAGGATTAGCATCACCCTCAATGGCTTGGTTGATAACTTCCAACTTCATTCGCTTGATGTCGGTCATGTCCAGGCGGTTAGGGTCCAGCCCTTCAATGGCTGCCAATATACCACGCAACTCGTTGTCACTCATCGGTGCCCCCTTCTAAAGGCTCACCTGGCTCCCCACACTCAGGGCAGTTCAACGCACCCTTCCAAATATGAGGACAGGCGCAACACGCTCGATCAACTGATGTCTCGTTCATTTCATCCACTCCTTGAGGTGCTTGACTAATGCGCCCACCGTCGCAGACGCCTTCACACGGTTGCCCTCATACTCCAGTTTGGCCAAATCATTCAAGCTAATCACATCCAGTAGGTAAGCCGCCTCACAAACTGAGGTCATCCTTACAATCTCTGCAATGCACTCTTTGACCCACAAACCGCTGTCTGGGTACACACTAAAATGACCCTGATGCGGATTGCCCCGAGCTTGCGCCATCCTGTTCATCAACAGGTCAACCTCTGGCAACATCTTCTCGCGTGCGCGTTGCTTTAGCTCGTACTGCTGGAAAGCCTTGAGTACTCTGCGCCAACTCTCAGGGGCAAGAGGATCAGTGCCCAAAAGAGAAAGACCATAAGCACAAAGCCAACTTCGGAGCGAAAGAACTTGTTCAGCACCGTACCCAAATATTCTGCCATCATCTTCTGTCTGCTCCCAAAACCTAAGCATCGACCCCAGGCACACCTCATGCACACAGGGACCACACACATCATAAAGAAAATGCTCACGCCCATGCACTGCACAAGGCTCAGTCAAACCCCCCGCTTCGGAGGGCTGACCAACCTGTCCATCTGCTCGATCGTAAGAATCTCTGCCAAACAATACTGACACCTCTTCAGGCGAACCCTATCATAAGAACCTACCTTAGCCCTAGTCTTAGGTAAGTCCATACCTTGATCCGTGGCAACACACTCTAAAGTACCCACATCACACACTGGACAGAACAACATAAAAAAACCTTTTTAGGGGGTCACCTCAGACTGTCAGTATGGCAGTCCCAACCACAAACCTGTAAACCTCTCTGAAACCAAAGGATTTTTCACCTGCTTGACAAGCGTTTTTGTCCTCGCGTACAAGCGCATGGTAAGTCGATAGAATCCTCAGCACTAAGGCTTGCCTACCCCAACAGTTATCCAAAGGCCAGGAAAGCCCATTAGAAAAGGGTTTTTTGCTAAGGGGATAACCATGCCAAAGCAATTCGCAAGACTCCAGTTGCCAGGGGAACCCATACACCTAGCAGTGCCTATAGGACAAGATGGCAAGCTCAGCAGCCAACTGGTCATGATCCTAGGCAACAGAGCTTTCATCTGCTGGATCAGGTTCAAACAGGAAGCCTAGGGTTTTTGAGAGTCACGCGATTGTGAGGGGCACATACGGCACGGCACACCCGCCAGCACAGCGACACCACCCCCCCTGCAATTTCAACCACTTAGGCACAGCCGAGCCCCCTTCGGACCCCTGAGCGCTCCGGATCGACCTCAAAAGCAAGGCACCCCAAAAGCCCCCGATTGACCACCCCAAAGCCGCCAGAAAAGCCCGAGCGAAAGGTGCCCCAAAACCACCCCGGATTGCCCCCGGATTCCACCCCGTTTGAGGGGGTCCAAGTGCCCCCGTGTGAACCTTGGGCGGCGGGGTCCGAGGAGGGGTCCGGATCATGGGCGGACCACCCCCCCGATCCATCCTCTAAAACCTACCCCTCAAACCCTACCAAATCACCCCCCAGCTTGCGGCTTGATTTCCTTACGTGAGAGACCACCCCCAACCCCCGGTCTTTGGTCAGGCAAAACGACCCCCATGAGACCCCCTGAGCGCACCCCCTGACCCGATGCCGTCGGACCCCCTAGCCACCCTACCAGCAAAAACCCCCTCA